CTTCAAAAATTACATTACCAGTAAATGTATTAGAACCAGTAGTTGCAAATGAACCTGTAGCTGCTTCTAATGAATCTACTTGAGATTGAATTGATGATGTAAACGTAACTATAGATGATGTAAATGCATTAAATGTAGAAGGAGATACTGTTCTTGCATCTATTGGTGTAGTAAAGTGAGCTGATCCAGTGTCTAAACTAACACCTTCTGTATTAAGTACTATACCGTTACCTGCATCTACATCTAATACTACTGAACCAGCACTACCACCTCCTGTTAAACCATCACCTGCAAATACTGCTGATATATCTCCTGTACCTGCTACATTTGATGCTTCCCATACACCTGCTGATGCATTATACTGTAATACGTTACCATTTGATGCACTATCAGCTGACGAAGAAACGTTATTTAAACCACCTAAAGTGGTAGCTCCTCCACCACCGCCTCCACCAGGCCATGAAAATGGTGCAAAGGATTGAGAGTTACTAAATCCAGAATATCCAGGAGTAACAAATGCTTCAAAAAAGGAACCTTTATATAATGCATTTTCATGTTGAACATATACTATCTGCCCCTCAGCTACTCTAGTATGACTTAATGCTATCATATTAGAAGCAGAAGGTACAGTAATCCACCCACCTTGAACAAAGTCTATTTTAGTGAATGCTCCGGTGGATCCGGACCTGATATATATGTCTGTTGCAGTTACTGCCATTTTTTATTCTTTTATGGTGCCGACCCTGAAGAAGGCATGAAAAAGTATCTTGTATTATTATTATTTTGTCCTGTTTGAAATATCATACCCCAGTTAGTATTACCTAAATGAGCATCTTTTATATCAAAATAGTATTCCTTTGCACTAGTTACTCCTTCTATTGCTATATCTTTAGCATAGAATGAATACTGTTTTGCAACTGTACCGTATGGTATAGCTCCATTATAAATTGAAGCTGGTTTATCTCCTACTTGTGATGAAGAAGGGAATAAAATTAATGCAATTTGAGCTGTTGAGCTAAAGTCTAAATATCCTAAACTAGCTATACCAGTACTAGCACCAGATGTATTAGATAAAGTTGTTAAACTTGCACTAGCTAATAAGGTAGCTGTTCCTCCTACATATGAAGGACTAAAAGTAGTACCTAATGCTCCACTCTCAAACATTGCTATTACTGAACCAGAAGTTACACCAACTCCATCTCCTCCTACGTCACCCAACGTACCAAATGCTGCTGCTTCTGATGCAGGAGAACCTCCTGAATATCCATAAGCATATACTAAATGAGGTTGAGTTGCTATAGTTAATGTTCTTCCAGTATAATTAGTTGATTTACCAAAGCTATCAGTTATTTTTACATCATAATTATATGTACCTGCTCCTAAAGTAGTTGCTGCTTCAATAAATGCTGATGATGAATCTGCATTGTTATATTGAAATCTAAATGAACTAGCATTTGATCCAGATAAACTTGCACTAAATGGAGTATTACTTTCTGAATCAGATATACTCATACTTACTAAGTCAGTTCCTGCTGCAACTGATGCAGTTAAATTACCAGTTATATCTGTAAAAGTACCAACAGTTGGAGCTTGATTTAAAGTAACGTTAACTGAAATACTACCACTACCAATATTATCATATTGATCTCTAAAAGTAATATTTGAAGTTATTGTATCTCCTGAACTAGTTGATGAACCACTTAAGTTAAGATTTAAAGATAATGCTCCTGCATTAGTTACTGCTATAGCTGCATTAGAGGAAGTAAATGATGCTACTGCTGCAGATCCATAATTTGGAGAATAGCTAACGCTAAGGTCTCCCTGCGTACCTGTTCTTCCGTTACTATTTGTTACTACATCAGCTCCGCTTACGGCAGACTCTATTATATAAAAAGTTCCATTAGTTCCTAAAGTACCTATATCAGCTGCTGCAACTGTAAATGAATCAGTTTCAGTGTTAGTACTAAAAGAATGTTCATCATCTACCGAGGCTGTAAGAGCATAAGTTGAAGCACTTAAATTATTTTTAGCTTGAACTATATAAGAAGTACCAGATCTAAAAGTATTTAATTGACTGTTTAGGTTAGTAAAAGATACTCCATCATAATCTATTGTATCACTTTCAGTATCACTAAACGTTAAAGTAACTAAAGTACTTCCTGATCTACCTAAATTAGTATTTTGATTACCTGAAGTATCACTAAAAATAATGTCAGGTGGATTATTAGTAGTAACATTTACTGATATACTTCCTGAACCTATATTATCGTATTGGTCTCTAAAAGTTATATTAGAACTAATAGTATCTCCAGATGCAGTACCTGAACCACTTAATAAAAATCCTGTGGTTAATCCTCCACTACTATCTACTGCAATTTGAGAGTTAGAAGAAGTAAATGATTGAACTGTTGGACTTCCATATGATGGAGAATAACTTACACTTAAGTCACCTTGAGTACCGGTTCTACCATTACTATCAAGTCTTATAGTATTACTATTACCTGCAGATTCAATAATATAAAACGTACCATTAGTACCTAATGTTCCTATATCAGCTGCTGCTATTGTAATTGTTCTACCATAACTATTTGATTTACCAAAGTTATCAAATACACTTGCTGTATATGGATAAGCTCCAGCTGCTAAATTACTTGCTGCTTTTATTTCAAAAGAAGAAGAGTTAGCATTGTTAAATTGAACTGTAAATGCTGATGCACTTACTCCAGATAAACTAGCACTATAAGGTGTATCTGATTCAACATCGGTAATACTTGCCGATACTAAAGTTGTTCCAGATGTACCTAAATTAGTATTTAACTTGCTAGATTGATCCGTAAAAGATGCAGTAGGCAGAGAATTCAACGCTACACTTACACTTATGCTACTAGAACCAACATTACTGAATTGGTCTTGATAGGTAATAGTTGAAGATATAGTATCGCCTGAACTTGTAGATGAACCGCTAAGATTAGAATTTAACGTTAGTCCTCCTGAGCTATCAATTGCTATTGCAGAGTTTGATGAGGTAAATGACTGTACTGCTGCACTATTATATTGAGGACTATACGTTATATCTAAATCTCCTTGAGTTCCTGTTCTACCATCAGCGTTAACTACTATATTAGCTCCGCTTACTGCAGATTCTATAATAAAGAAACTACCATTATTAGAAGCAGACCCTATTGGAGCTGCTGCTATAGTCATTGCATGATTAGATGTTCTTGTAGCAAATGAATGCTCATCATCTATTGATGCGGTAATTCCATAAACAGAACCACTTAAATTATTTTTGGCTTGTACTCTAAAAGTACCTCCAGCCTGTATTGTGTTTAACTGACCAGAAGGGTCGGTAAAATTAAATGAAGTTAAATCTACATTATCTCCTTCTGAATCGCTAAATGATATTGTATTAATAATTGAACCACTTCTTGCTCCATTAGTATTCAAATTAGCTGCTGTGTTCGTAAATGTAATAGTTGGTGCTACATTATCAGTAACATTTACTACAAAAGTAGTTTGAGATGGAGTACCAAATCCATTACTTGCTGTTACGCTTCCATTTATTTGAGTTCCACCATCATATACTGAACCCGATATATTACTTCCTAAAGAAACGTAACCTGAAGAGTTTATACTAAAGATTGCAGATGATGAAATTGACCAAGTAACTGCTTGATCGGCAGTAAATTGAGCATTAGTACCTGAATAACCATCTGAATTAGTTTTAACACCATCTCCAGAAGTTGCAGACTCTATTACATATAAGTTACTAGGACTTGTAATAGTTGGAGCTGCATCATCAGCTATTGGTATAGTAACCGTTGCATTACTATAACTGTTATAAGGATCAGAAACAGAAGCACTATATACATAAGCGTTAATTAAATCAGAGTTAAGATAAGCTCCTACTTTTAAAGTTACATTTCCATTTGATGCCATTTGGAATGCATCTTCAGTAGGGTCAGTTTTACTAGAACCATCATAAGTACCAGTAGATACATTACTACCATCTAACTTTAACCCAGCTAAAGTAAACGAAACAAAAGTTAATGTATTATCTTCTGCATCAGATGCAGTAGCTGTACCTGCTGAAGTACCTGCTGCTACACTTTCTGATACTCCTGTAATGGTCTGGTTATTAAATGTTGGTGCTGCATTATCTACTACAGTTATAGTTACAGGTAAAGTAGTAAACGAATTACCATCTACACCTGCTATAAAATGTTCATCTGAAGCAGTTAATGATAAACTATAAGAAGAGGTTGTTTCGTAATCTAACGAACCAGTATTTTGTAATAATCTAACGTATGAACCTGTTCTAGTAAATATAAAATGGTCATTTGCATCAGATTGAGAAGTAATAGTAATAGCATCACTATCAGCATCTGTAAAATAAATTTTAGTTACTTCTTCTGCTGCTGCACTTTCATTTCTTGAAGAACTAAACGATGTTATAACGTTTCCAGCTACTGATGTTTCTCTAAATTGAGGAGCACTGTTTAAACTAACAGTTAAATAAATTGTTTTTGTAGTTGCAGTACCAAAACTATCAACTGCTCTTAAAATAATAGGGTGTGCATCTTCTCCATCACCTCTATCGGCAGTATTCATTGATCCAGTAGCTAATACATTAAGAGTCATTTCACCACTACCTGATACTCTTACAAAATCGTCAGTGTAAGCTGAAGAAGTACCAAAAGTAAGTGATTGACCTTCAGGATCCGTTCCTGTAACTGTAACTATAGCTGATCCTGATGCAGTAAACTCAGTTACCGTTTGATTTCCTGTACTTATAGTAGGAGCTGTGTTAGGATAAAAGACTGCATTTAAAAAGTCTTGTACACTCCCAGAAGTACCCGGGTTAAATGATGCAGTAAATAAAGATGGTAACTTATCTTGAGATATAACTCTATTTCCATCGTAAGTAACATCACCTCCTGAACCGGTTGCTACAGTAACTGCAAAAGTACTATCATCTCCTTTAGTAAATGTAATAGTATTACTAGAAACTGAAGCAGTTGTTAATAAACTTCCTGTATTAGTAGATGATCCTCCAAATCCACTTCTAACTGCTGAGGATGAAATGAAGGTATCACTAATAAATGATGCAGTACTAGCAAAAGAAGATGATATTGATGAGGTAATAAACCCTAAATCTTCTAATTGAGCTGATCCTGATATAGTACCTGCTGGAATAGTTGTACCTGCTCCAAATCCACTTCTAACTGCTGATGCAGATATAAAAGTATCAGATATAAAAGATGCTGTTTGAGCAGTAGTAGCTAAAGAAGCACTATCTACTATACCATCTACATTAGAAGCTGAAATATATGATGCAGAAGTTGAAGCTGTTATGAAACCTAAGTCTTCTATCTGTTGCGAACCTGATACTGTACCAGAAGTTACGTTAGCACTACTGAATCCTAATGCTGCAGCTGATTGAGAGGTAAGAAAACCAGATGCAGATATTTGAGCTGATTCAGAAAAGTATTGAGAAGACGTATTTACATACGAACCAGTAACAGATATTAACGAAGAAACTTGAGAGGTTAACGTTTCTACTGAAGATGTTAATGAAGCTGTTGTTATTTTGATTGCATCTACTTCAGATTGTATAGATGCTGTAAAAGTTTGTAAAGAGCCAGTTGCTCTATTGAGAGGTCCTAACGATGCCGAATCACTTACACCGCCTGATTCTAAATTTGATAGACGAGTGAGTACAGATACTCCGTCGACAGTTAAGTCTGAACCAGAAATATGTAACGCACCTGTAATACTTAACGATGCCGTTGCTGGTACTATTCTAGCCTGAACCTGACTACCGGACGTAAATAATAACGATCCTGATAATTCACTTGAAAAAGTAGTCATTTACCTCTCTTACTTTTTTTATTTATTTTAGGACAACCTTTTCTAACAATAAATAGCTTTTTATAAAGCTTTCGTATCTAACTCGCTAGTAATTTTTATAGATGATTTACTATACATCTTTTTAGGATTAAAATTAACTGCATTTATAGCATCGGTTATTATGTAACCCAGTAATTTGATGTCAAATTCAGTTCTTACTATCCTATCGTTACCTTGAACTATTTCAGTAGACGTTGAAAAGTTATCAATCATAGCTCTAAATTTAAACTTATCAACATCGCCCCAGTACGAATCGGAAGCAAAGTTTATACCTTCTACTAATTTATTATTTTGTTCCATATAATCTGTAAATATTACACAGCCATATGTTATATTAACGTAATCTGGTATAGCTACAGCATACATTTCAGTATCTTGTATTCTATTATTTAGGATACTGAATCTATCATAAGCATTTTTACGTGAATACTTCTTTGTGAATATGCCAAAGTTTTGAGGATTGTTTCCATCTAACTTATTTCCTAAGTTTCTATTACGTTCTATGTTATTTCTTCTAAATGTTATAAGAGGAGCTTGCATTTTACCATTTTTATCACGGTAATAACCGTCTTTCTGCATAGCT